ATGTCAAAACCTCAATTTCCCAAAAAACTTATTCCTTTTATTGATTATATCCCTGCAGAACTTAAAGAAAATAAGACCTGGGAAATAATATATTACGCTATTGATCCTTACGAAGTAGACCCTAATAAAAAACTTAAACGTAAGAGAAATAGAGTAAAAAAAATTGAAAACAAAACAGAAAGAAGAAAACATGCTGTTAGAATAATAGCAAACTTAAATGCAAAACTGCAAACAGGTTGGACTCCCTTTGTCCAAGATCAGAATATAAAATCATTTGCAAATCTTTTTGATGTATTCGATATCTTCATTAAACAAATTGAACAACAAATAATTAAAGGTGCACTTAGAGAAGACACCTTACGCGCCTATAAAAGCTATATCAATAACCTAAAGGATTTCTTAAAAAAAGAAAAAAAACAAGACTGTTTTGTTACTGAATTTAATGAAAAATTAAGCAGGGATTTTTTAGACATGATTTTCTACCAACGTAAAAATTCAGCACGAACGCACAATAATTATCTCGCTTTTATTGGAATATTTACAAGGTGGCTAATAAAAAGAAGGTATATAAATGTTGATTTTACTAGTCTACTTTCAAAAATTAAGCAGAATGCAAAAAAGAGAACTATTATACCTAAAACTGAAAGGGAATTAATATTTAACCATTTAACAAGAAACAACTACCATTATGGCGTTCTCTGCCAAACCGCATTTTACTGCTTAATAAGGCGTACCGAACTCACGAAATTAAAAGTTAAGGACGTTATACTTTCTAATGGAATAATAAACGTTCCTGCTGAAGCTAGTAAAAATAGAAAATCACAAATAGTCACAATACCCTTAGACATTATGACAATTTTAGCAAAACACCTTAGTAAAGCAAACAACTCTGATTATTTATTTTCTGCGGATAATTTTAAACCTGGTCCACAAAAAGGAGACCCAAAAAAAATATCAGATACTTGGACAAAACTACGTAAAGAATTAAAATTCAATCAAACATATCAATGGTATAGCTTAAAAGATACTGGTATAACAAATTACCTTCAATTAGGTATCCCAACTATTGATGTAAAAAATCAAGCCCGTCATTACTCTATAAAACAAACCGAAGAATACCTACCCAAAAATATCTTTAAAGCAATAGGAAACATACAAAGTGCAAAATTAAATTTTTAAAACAAAACAAATTATAGTGGAACATTCCAAACATTACCTTTCCAAAGGGTTATTTCTGTAGAGGTGTAAATTTTACCTTCAATTACTGCCGTACAACTCAAGTTATATACACCATCACTTGCAGGGGTTTTAATGTAATGCGATTTTGTTAAATCTGTAAGTGTATAATATTCTCTTGAAACTACTACACCTTGAAGATTTGATTTTGCTAATTCAAACACTAACTCTGTTGGTGCAATACCATCAAATTCAAATCTATATTTAAAAAAGTCTCTAATACCCAAAACACCCCCATTGACAATATCCAAATGAATTAGTTTAATCTTTTGCATATTAACATAAGGTACATAAATATGATGATGATACATTTTATTAGATACTACAGAGCCATCAAAATTAGTTGCTTGTAACTCCCACCATGAAGTCTTGTTAGCTTCTAGATAAAAGATACTAACAGTTCCTTTTTCAGGATTTGAAACATTATCTTCAAAATATTCTTTCCCCGTATATTCAATTCCCAAATCAGGGTTTTGCGTCAACTGTTTAGCTATCATTCGGCCATTAAAAGCTGTAAAATTAACTAAAGTGTAATGCAGGTAATAACTAAAGGTATTACGAGTTAAACTATTTAATATTATTTCTTTTTCAGGATTTGAAACAACAAAATCAGTATTAGAAACCGCTCCATTTCTTAAAATATTCCTTAAAGTCATTTGAACCTTTATTAACTCATTGCTCGAGAGCGAATAATCTATTTTAGTAACTGCATATTGTATCGTATCATAATATATTTTATGTTTTTTACCAAGCTGCTCAACAACAATCTGAGGTAAATAAGCTTCCGCTTGAATGGTAGATGAATTGTTAAGAAAAAATAACCAATCTCTCCAGGCAATATTATACAAACTACCTAAAGACTCATCTAATTTTAAAGACTTATCCTCAAAGAACTCAATTACCTCATTACCTCCATCGTAAATAGCTAGTGTAACACCATCTTTATCAAAATCCCCTTTATCACTATAATTAGTTTTAAAAACGTTTGCGATACTTCCTGTTTTCCCATTGCTCGGTTCATCAGCATAAGAAATTCTGTATTCACCTACCGTATTGTTTTTTAAAGACTTTTGTTTAAAAATATAGCCGGTTAAATCGACATAATCAAAATTAGAAAGAAACTTAGTATTATAATTCATTGAGACAACCTTTCGCTGTTCGTCTATATCTATTTTTAAGTTTCTTAATTCCTTTAAGTTGTTCAGTAAATCTAAAAAAGACCAGTCTGGCACATATCTTTTTAAATCGACTGTTGGATGAAATAGTACCGCATTTTTTTCGGCATAAGAATTTCCTTTTATTATAAATTCACCAGAATTAGGGGTTGTAGAGTTTTGATGAGAGTACAGAAAAACAAGATTTTCAGTTTTGTTTTCTTCTGTAACTTCAAATTCAAAAGAGCCTTTAAAATCTTCTGTATCTATTGTTTCAGAATATAAAGAGTCGCTACCTCTTCGCACTAAAGCAGTAACACTAACTCCTGCTGCATTATTAATACCTTTTAAATTTAATTCTACTGAAAACGTTCCCTTCTCTAATTTATCATGAGTAACAATATGTTGTTTAGAGCCGTTTGTCATATTATCAATAGGCATTACATACCCTGTATTTATCTGAAACAAAGTGTTATTATGTACTTTAGGTACTATTATTATTTTCTCATTAAAAGAGTCATTTTTAAAGTCTCCTTCTAACTTCCAACCGATACTTTTTAACGGTTTTTCAACTAATGCCATCAAATAAGGCATAGGATTTAAAGACATATAATCCAACGATCTATAAAAATTTAAAGCATCTGATTTATATAAATTATTTGTTTGTAAATCGGTACCGAATAACTCCCTAAAGTTTAAAGGCGTATTAGGTTTTAAAATTCCATCTTCTTTAAAAAAATCAGGAATAGACATTGCTGGGAAACAAAAATCAACCTCTGGGTATTTTTTTAAAGCATGAACACTTACAGCATCCATAAAAGTGTTAGGATCTATAGGTGTATTTATCGTTTCACTATATGGTATTTCTGCACCGAAATAATGGTTCCCAAAAAAACTAGAAATTGATGTTTTTATTATCGTTAATAATTCAGACCCAAATCTAATATTACATTTTCTAGATCCTTTTAAATAGTCTGTAATAATTAAAAAACCTTTGTGTGTTTCTGAACCGAATTGCACCAAAACTTCAAACTCTTTATTTCTTCCTGCAGTCGCTAAATGTCTATTTCCAAAATTCCTAACGGCAACAATATCTTCTTTTATTAAAAAGGGGTATTTAGAATGAAAAACAGAAAAATCAGTAGAAAAAGCATTGTTTTCTTTTGTTATATTTATTGAAGATTTAACAACATTTATTTCTTCACCAGAAGTGCTATATATTTTAATCATATTATTCTATTGGTAATTATAAGTATCGTTAGCTAATGGAAATTCTGACTGTTTTAACTCGATATATTCCTGGTAATAATTTTTTCTCGAATCTCCTGCAGAAGCTTTTTTTGTTATCGCAACAAATGGTAAGAATACACCATCTTTTAAATAGAAAACCTTTTTACTTTCATTGAATAAAGAAAGTAAAGGCAATTGATTTTCTAATAAGAAATGAGAATATATTTTAACCGTATGGGTTTTACTTAAATCTACCTGATGCACTACATCATTATAATCGTTAATAATTTTTCTTTTATATGAATTAGTCGCTGTTTTCTTACCAAATAGCTCTACATATTCATAAATATTTATGTTATTTAATACGTAAAATTGCTCAACATCATAAGCTCTTAAAACAGCAAACTGTATTATTTGCTCAATAGTTTTATGGCCATCTGTAAAAGTTATTATTGCTATATCATCCAAATTAGAAACAGTACTAAAATCAAAGTCAAAATAAAAAATTCCCTTCTTTAAATTTGTTTTTTTTATGCTGTAAATTTCTGTAATCCCACTTATTATTTTGATATCAAGCTCAGGAGCATTTAGCCATAAAGGAACACGAATAACTCCTTTTTTAGTAACAGAAACAACCTCTGGCAAGATTGACAACTTTTGTAAATTAATAGAACTATCAAAGGATTGTTTTTCATTTGATGAAAGCACATAAAAATCAGGCAACACAAAAGTAGAAACAACTTCTTCTGTCCCAATAACAACCTCCTGCAACTCAATAGTTACCTTTTTTAATAAATCACTTTGTCGTGTTAGTCCGTTAGTAGTAACCTTTTCAAAATCAACTTTGAAAAAGTCTAAAAATAAGTTTTGCAAATTCACTTTTAAATTTGTTGGTGTATATCTACCCCAAATTTGACTTATAACCTCACCTGTATCTAAAGTTACTTTAGCAGTTATATAATGCGAAGCATCTAAATCTGTTGAAACCTCAAAAATTATAGGATTGGTTGTTAAAAAAACGGTATCATTTTTTGGAAGTTGTACTGCTGTTATCATGCTTGTATTATGCCGTTATTCGTTGCTGATTCTATTTCACTAAGTAATTCGGTTAAATCCTCTGCTTCTGAATAACCAAATTTTATATTCGCTTTTATTCCTTTAATTAAAGTTGTATTTAATGATGTTAATACAGATACTAATTGACTATTTACCACAGATGAAGTTCCTGGTACATTTACAGCTTCCTCTTCTATTTCGTCACTTGAAGAAGTAGAACTACTTGTATTTCCTCCGTTATAATAGCCTGTTAGCCTACCACGCTCTGCTTCTAAATAAGATAGTGTTTTTGCATATTTTGGGTTAGAAGTCATTATCTCAGGCATTACCCACTCGTTCGCGTGAACATACCCTGTTATTTTACCGTCTCCATCATAAGCAATTGCTTGATCTCCTGTATTACCTCCTTTAAAAAAACCTTTATCTGGCATAGGTGCTGAAAGTATCATCCCTGCCTGTATAGCTCCCATTCCTGCAATAATTCCCGCCCATGGCATACCACCTGTAAGCGGAAAAGAAGCAACGGCTTTCATTATTCCCGATGCTGTATTTGAAGCAACATTAAACAAGGCACTTATACGTTCTCTTTTCGCTCTTTTATATTCTATTTCAGCTTTTTTCTTATCTAATTTAAGATCTAGCTCTTCAATTTTTTCGTTATAGGTTTCTTGACTTATAGCACCACTATCTAATTGCTCTTTTAAAGCTTTCTTTTTCTTGTTATTTGATTGTTCAAGCTTTTGAAGCTGCTTGTCTTCAGCCTGAGAAACAAATTTATTATACATACCCCAAGCTTCCTGCAAGCCTTTTAAAACACCAACTAAAGCACCCATTTTTTTAGCAGAAGTATCTAATTTTCCGAAAACGTCCTCCCATTGTTCAGGACTTGAGCCAAGGATATCTAAACCTGAATCTTCCGCCTCTTTTTCTTCTTTTTTATCTTCTTCACCTCCTGCAATTTCTTTTTTTGCAAGACCAACCTCAGACAGTTTTAATTTAACTTCTTCTAATCTTTCCGTTAAAGCCTCTTTTTCATCATCTGTTAAAACACTATCCGATAAGCTCGCCTGTGTGACTTCTACAGATAGTACTTTAATTAATTTTTCTAAATATTTAGCCTTTTTAGTGAGTTCTGCCTGTTCATGTTGTCTTTTCAAAGCGCTTTTAGCCTCTTCTAGTGTCGTTATTTTGGTTAGTTGCTCTTTACTTAAACTATCCTTAAGTAATGCCTTGGCTGCTTCAAATTCAACAACACCATTTAAGAAATTATTAAACACTTTTTGTCTAATTCTTTTCTCAGAAGCGTAGTTTTTAGAAATAGCGGCAATGTTTTTATCAGCCTCGCCCGCTTTTAATTTAGCCATATTTACCTGATGTAATTTCAGTAAAATTTCCTTTACCTTTAAATCATCTTTGCTTAATTCAATTTCTTTTTTACCATAAAGACCTGCTGATTTTAAATTTTCTTCATAAGTTATTTTTTCTTGCTCCATAAGACTTTTTGAAGCAAATAGTACTTCATCTTTATATTTCTGTTGAGACTTCAAAAGACTATCTTTTAATTTTTTATCACTTTTTATTTTAGATTCATAAAGCTTTTTAGATTTTTTAATTTGCGCCTCTATCTTCTTTTTTAATTCCTGATCTTTTAAACTTGCAATGTTTTTAATTTTTAATTTAGCTGCAGTAGCTTCTAATATCTTTCTTGCTGATATTTCGGCAGCTGTTTTAACAGTCGCATCTTCTTCTTTTTTGCTTAGCTTGTCTAAATAATCACCATTATGTGCATCTAAAATTACCTGATGTTTTACTAATTCTTCCTGTATTTCTTCTAAACGAGCTTGACGTTTCCTAATTTCATCTTCACTAACTTTTTCCTCTGAAACAATAAGCCTATCTGTTTTCGTAATCGTATGTTTCACCCTTACAACATCGTTGTCTTTATTTCTATTTTTTAAAATAGCTTTGTTCTTTTCTAGCTCTTTATTTAATTCAGCTAACTTATCTTTTTGCTCTTCAATTACATCTTTATTTTTATGATTAAGTAGTATTTTTTGAGTTTTAATAAAATCTTTCGCTTTCTCAGAATTAATATCTAAGGCATTACCATAATCATCAAATGCTGTAATTGCAGTTGGAACAATACCTCCAATTTTACCAATAACCACCTTTAACCGATCTTGCTCTTCTTTTGTTAAAGATGTTTTAGCTGTTAAATTATCGTATTCTGAAATAAGTGGTACTAAATTTTTATCTAAATCATTAACAGCCTTTGCTTGTGCATCAAATGATTTAATCGACTCTAAAGATGAATCTTTTACACCTGTTAAAGTTCCAAGTAAATCTGCTGAAACCATCTTAAATGCACTAAACACCATAGATAAAGAACTTCCTGTACCTGTTAATCGAATCATTACATTGTTTAGAGCTTCATTTGCATCAGCTTCTAACTTTTTAGCTCTTACATAATCATTTGTTTTAGCAGACAAGTTGCCTAAACTTAAATCAATCTTATGTAAATTAGAAATGTAACGAAGCCCTGCATCCTCACCTGCTCCTCCAAAAATATTGGCAATTGCTTCTCCTACAACTTTACTTTGAGGTGGTAAGGTTGCCATCCTTTTAGAAACTTGTTGTATAACATCAAAAGTTGTTTTACTACCGTTTTTAAGTTCTTTTAAAATTGTTTCAGAACTTAACCCAATAGCGTCTAATGCTTCCGCTGCTGAATCAGGCATTTCACGCAAACGTATATTAGCCTCTTTTATACTGTCAATTCCTTTATCTGAATAAATCCCCAACTTTACTTCCTGCGTCATTAAAGCAATAGCTTCTTCAGCTGCAAAACCTGTTTCTTTCAGCAAAACAGGATATTCTTTTACTTTATCTAAAAAATCATTGTTGGCATCCGCTCCTTCCAGATATCCTTCTTTTATTAAATCTAAAGCTTCAGAAAAACCAATACCCATAGATTTAGAAAAATTATTTGCTGCTTCCGACATTTTATCGGTATCTGCATTAAAAGTAGTCGCTAAAGCTTTTAATTTAGCCGTTGCTTGATTTAAAGAGACACCTTGTAATTTGGTTATTTGTGATAATGTCCCTTTCAACTTTCTTAACACACCAACCTGAGACACAATTGTTTTAAAAAAAGAAATAACGGCACCAATAGAAAAAGCGGAAAGAATTAACGATTTTAAATTCGTTGTACTCTTTTTCATTTTTTCAACACCAGAAGTCGTACCATGAATTGCATCCTTTAGCTTCTTGAAATGGGCTTTTGCTTTTTTAAGTTCAGCTGCTTTTTTTATAAACTCATCTGTTCCGGGTGTTAATAAACTTAATTGCCCTTTTAATTTACCAACAGAACGACCAACCTCCCTTAAATTATTCTTAATTTGTTTACCGTTTATCTCTATCGAAATATCCCAAATCCCCTTTTTTTTAATCGCCATTACGCTATATTTTAATATCAGATTGCATAAAAGAAATAGCAACTTCTTTCATTCTTAATTTTCCTATTTCATTAAATAAATGTTTAAAAGCACCACTTTTTAAAATAGCTTCTTCCATAAAAGGAATACGTCTCAGAATAAAACCGTGATCTTTTACCGTATAAAATGTATTTGTTTTTTCAATTCTACGAGTATGCGCAGAACGTTCAGACGCTCCCTGTTCTAAAACAAACCCGTGAAGCATCATTGATGTAGATATTCTAAATAAACGAACATTACCCATAACAGGTTTCACATTTACAGTTCTATCTAATGCCTCTTCAGACATAGACCTTGCATAAAAATTAATAGCATTTATCTCTGAAACAAGGCTATCTCTAATCATTTTAGAAGCTCGTAAACCTATTTTTCTTTCGGCTTTTCTAATTTCTTTTATAGTTACTGCAGGTTTATTCATACAGCTAAAATATACCTACTATAAAACGTGTGTTAGGACAAAAAAAAACCACTCTAGCAGAGTGGTTTTTATTACTTCCATTTAGATATATCTACAGAAGTTTTAAATTTTGGATTTAAAGTAAATTCACAACGGTAACCGTATAAATTGTTTGCTGTAACAGGGCCTATTTTCGTAAAAGAAAAAGATAGTTTTTTTAAAATAGAATACCAGGGGTTTGGTTTATCTTTTACAAAAGGAACTGATGCATCTAAAATTAATTTTCGCATTACTTCAAAGGCTATTTCTAAACAATGGTTTAATACTTCATTTTGCGCTGCTTGGTTGTCTATTTCGTAAGTCTCAACACCTTCTTTTCCTAAGATGTTAAAGCCACAGTTCCAGTCTAAAAGTAAATTACTTTCTTCATTACTCGGAACTACTGTTGGGCTTTCATAGGTCATTAAAGTAACATTATAACCTTCTCTTACAGCTACTGAAAAATCAAAAAACTCAGCTAAATTCCATTTATAATGAGATTTTATACCCGTGTGGCTTTCTCCAATTTCTGCTAATTTATTTATAATGTCGTTATGCGTTAGTGCCATTCTCAGGGATTGTTTTTAATTTTTCAGCGTAGTAGTCTAAAAAAGTATAAATATTAGTCGTAAAATTCTCTTTATAAGTGCCAAAAATACCATTGTCAGCAACCGCCATTATCAGCTTATTAATATTTGCAGACGTTAGTTTTTTAGGGGTTTTATCCTCTGTTTTTGGAGCGGGGTAAATAATCTTATATTTCTCTAAAGAAGCTATATAATCTTTACAGCCCTTATAAGATAATGCCATTGAATACAAAAAACCAACAGGTACTTTTTTAAAATCTTGAACTAAAAAAGGTAGTTGATTTTTATCTAGATCAGCACGGATAATTTTTTGATCAGAATATAATACAGCAGCCAACCAACGCAAAGCAGGAACTCCATAACCTGCAGCTTTATTATTGATGTTGTTTTGAAAGCTTAAAAATAAATCTTCACACATTGAAAATTCGCCGATCGTTAAATTACTCAACCTATCTGCAGGTGCATAATACGTTTTTCTGTTTGCTTTTATTTGACTTATAAAACGTGTCAGGTTTTGTTTTGTGTAAAAATTAAAATACACGTTTTTTATATCAATTATCGGCACGTTTTTTAAAAGTAATTTGATTTTTACCCTAAGCTTGAATTTATACCAAGCGTAATTATTTAATATTTTAAATAGCGCTATATCAAAAAAAACATCACTCATTTCAGAAAAAAAAAGTGTCGCAATTTTATTTAATTGCACATCTGTTAATTCATTCCAAGAAGTAGGCATTTTAAACTTTAACTTCATAATTACTTTACTAATAAAGCGTTTAAAATCGCTTTGTTTTGTTTCAATGTTTTATACATAAAAAAAGCTATTATAAAGAAAATTAATACCACGCCAAGAACAATATACAGTAGTATTTCAGACATTATTTTCTCTTCCTTTTTCTTTGTTTTATTCTTTTCGTCAATCGCTATTTCAGAAGAATCTTGAATATTGGTTTGCTCTTCTATCCTTCGAAAAACCTCGTCTGCTAAACATTTTACATCAACAGTTCCATCTGGTTTATAGTAAATTGTTTTCGTTAATCCACCATCTTTATACTTTTGAATAAATGCCTTTAAATCTCCGTTTTCAGCTCTAGGACGTTCGCTTAAAGGAGTTATAGGAGCTTGTAAAACTCCCCCTGGTCTTTTTTCTTCTGTTACTTTAGTAATTAGAGTACTAACATCTTTTTTAATATCAGTACTCTTTTTTGTTTTCGTTAAATCTTTTGTAACGCTACACGAACATAAAAAGACAACTATTAATAAGTGAATTACATTTTTCATACATTAAATAAATATACTTTCGGGTTTCTTTTAAGATGCTTAGTGTCAATATGAACCCATGTTATAAACTTTCCGTTTTTCTTTCGCTCTAAGCGTATTTTATAGGGGAATTTATGCTGATTGGCTATAATTAACCTACGTACTTCATTTGCAGAAATGCCTTCAAAAACCACATCAAATGCGCAGCCTAATGGATGACCACTTAAATACAATATGCTTTTGTAAAAATAGAGTCTAAACAACTGTTGTAAATTGGTTCTTAGTCCTCGTTGTTGGTATTTCCCACCCCAATACCAATCATTTATGGTGGCTTTTCTTCCTACAAGTACACGCAATACTAATAATGTATGCAATGCTTCTGTTTGTAAGAACTGCCACGAATCTTCACCATACTTTTTATACGTTTTCCTTCCTACAAGCTCATAAACTTGAAAGTATTGTTTAAGGGATTCTATTACTTTATCTCTGGTCATTTTCTTGTAAAATATTTAGAAATAAAATGAAACAAAGCTTTAAAATACACTATCCAACTCTTGTTATACTTCACATCTATTACATTCATTTTTAACATTGATAAGTGATAAATAATAATACACAACGAGCCAAATCCTGTCAGATAATTACCACCACTAACAAAGAGAAACCCAACCATTAAAAGATCTATTTTATAACTCATTATCTGCTTTTGTTTTTGTTAGTTTCTCAAAGCCTAAAATCAAAGTTTTAGTAATTAATGCTAAAAACTCTATTAAGATTCTTGGCCGAGCAATTAGCAGCATAAAAATACCTGCTAAAATTAATTCTGGATTAACTTTATAATCTTTGCTTACTAAAATTAATTCTCCTGATACATATTTTATCATTTGAAAACTCATTCCTATTAAACCGATTATTAAGAAAAAAACATATCCTATAATATGGCTTAGACTCTTTGTTTTTAAATCTTTCAAAGGGTTGCTCATTTTTTTAAATTTAAAAAGTTGTTAAAGCAATTCTTTTCCAAGTATTAGAAGCGATACACATATAAATAAAATCTTCATCATACCTTATCTGCCCAGGTGAACCTGTAGCTGTTGAAGAAGTGGGTGCATCATTTAGTCCCGTAATTCTCAATTCCTTTACCCAAAGTTCTTTATTTAGGTTAATAATATCTCTATCATAACGTCCAGGGTTAGTGATCCCCATTTCTGTCTTTAAAAACTCTAAGGTTATAAGTGTTCTTTTTTTATCTGGTGAAGTAAAATTCCAATTATTAATTATCTTTTCATAAGATAATTCTGGGGCGCTTACCACTCCATTTTTTAAAACAACGAGGCCGTTTTTTCTCTCTACAGATGATTTTCCAATTCCAACAACGAATTGCAAGTCTGATGATTTCCATGCTGTTCTATCACCATGAATTATAACATTATTCAGCCCTAATGTTACCTGACCAAAAGATGAACCTGATAAATTACGTCCTGCGTTAAAAGAATAATCTGCTTTACTTGTGTTTGCCCCACCTCTACTAGTATCATAAGAAGCTAAAGAAACCGCCCCTTTTCCTTGGGAATAATACTGTACAGGATGATTCCCTAAAGCAACATCATGATTAATTCTAAAAGCTCCTTTTGTCTCGAATAAAAGTAAGTTTTGAGTAATTGAAGGAATTTCAGGTTTAAAATCACTCAAATCTGTTTGAGTAACTAAATCCAAATCTTTAATAAAATCAGTTGTTGAGATAAAATAGTTTAGTTTGTTCTTACTACCTTTCAACAAAGGTATTTTAGCTACTGTTGTACTTTGTTTTGCTTTAGGGAATTTCACTCCTCTATTAAAATCTGATTGCGCAAAAAAAGTGATGCTAATTAATAGAAAAGCAAGTGTTAAAAATTTTGTTTTCATTTTGGTTTTCATTTTTGAATTATTATTAAATTATTTTTAGTCTTCTTCCTCTCCTGTATTTATAACTCCAGATACAATTTCCCACGAACTACCTTCCGTTGGATCTCCTAATAAATACCTACTAACAGGCGCAAATGCTGTTTTTGAAATAGCTCTATTTAAAGCCAAATCACCTTTAACCATTGTTTCTTTTACTCCGTTAATTGAATAATATTCCGCTTTAAACCCATCTATATAGATCGTATTATTTATTACAGAAGAGTCCATAACTATTTTCCATTTATCTTTTACAAATTCATCAGGAATTGATTTTGTAACAAAAGGAAAATCTCCGATGTACTGATAAATTTTATTACCATAAATCCTTAAAATAATACCTCCTAATAACTGTTCAGAAACCCAAGGACGAATTACTAAATTTGAAGTATCACTAATTGAAACCGAGGTACTCATACCATTACCATTACTGTAAGCTACTGTTGTTGTATTCATATTGTAAAATTCTAGTTTATTTAATTTTTAAAATAGGACAGTTTTAAATCCCTATAACTCCACCTTTTGAAATGAATTTAGGTTTCTTCCTTTCTCTTGAATTTTTATAAGAAGGAAAAACTGTTGGGTTTAGTTTTATAAGTTCTAATGCTTCATTTAGAAACTGTTTTGCATCATGCTCTGTATCTTTCTTTTGCTTTAAGATATAAGTATCTAATTTTTTAGCTCCTGAAAAATTCCTTTCATAATCAAGTACATCAAAACGAAGTTGAAAACCAGAAGCTTCTTGAAAATACATACCACTTCCTAAAGTATTCGATACGGTAAAAAGTACTATTGCATCTTGTACACCTTCGTAAACAGCTGTAAATACTTGTTTTTCTTCTTCCGAAAATGAGGTAGTGTCTTTTGTTTTTAATTGACTTAAAACTCCATCCGTTACTGAAGGATTTATATATTTTTTCTCACAACGATACAAGTCCGGCACTAATGATAAAAAGGTTTGCGTACTATTAAAAATATTATAGGTTTTCTGAAAATCAGCGGTGCTATTTATCAATAGTTTTTTTTGCCTAGTAAACGCTTTTGAGTTTTTCCAATCTGTAAATTTATCCTCGTTATCTTCCAATAACATTAATAAATCATCCAAGGCGGTTAAACCTGTTCTTTTATATAAGCGCAATGCATCACGAATATCTGTTTTATCAGCACTTTGTTGTTTTTTTGGTACAATGACATGAACACCTGATGAAGTTACCTGCATAGCTGCTACATTTAAGAAACTATACATTGATAAATTAACTTCTACTTCTAAAGCTAAATCAACAGCTTCAAGTATAATTTTATCTGAATCTTTATAATTTAAAAGAGTTTGATATTGTTGTTTAGAGATGTATTTATACAAGTGGTCTTTTACTGCTCGCTTTAAAAATGGCTTGATTTTATCAAAATGAAAACCACTATTAACTTCTGCAAATCGTTTAATATCTGCTGTTGTTTTTGCTATCATACGTTTACTGCTTTTTTAGATCCTGTCGGATTTTTATCCAAACTTGTTAAAATAGTATCCTCAAAAGCTCCTATTAAATCATCAGCCCAACCGTTATAATCTTGAATGAATTGAAAACTTTCTAGTGTCGTTTCTCGTTTTGGTTTTTGACGAGCCGTTAGAATAGTCCAAGCTTCTCTTTTATCGCTTCCGCCTCCTAAACTCGCTGTACCTAAACCGATAAGTGTAGGATCTACCGTAAGCGCTGCTATTATTTCCAACGTTGCTGCAGTTCCATCTGGTAAAAAAGCGCCTTCTTTTAACTTATCATCTATTGTTGTTATTTTTAGGCCAGAAACTTGTTTTCCATCTTGATCATACATCATAGAAAAAACAGTTTTCTGTGAGTTCTCATTTCCGCTAAGATTTTCATTTAAGAAATTCGCAAACTCTTGCCGTATTTCATCTTTTTCCTCCACAGTATAATCTTCCCAATCTTCCGCATATTTTTTCTCGAAATACTTATCGTGAATTTCGATGTGCTTGTTAATGGTAGACTGATTTTTAAATAAGGCTTTTTTAAATTCTGGGATTGAATTAGCAATATCAATCCACTTACTATAATAGGCAGAATGCCACGATGCTATTGGATAATAACTTTCATCTAGCATTGGATAAAATAAAGGCCTAATGAAGTTTGTGATTTTGTTTTTTTTACAATATTCTTTCACCTGTTCAGCGGGCATATAACTATCTATAAGCGGAATATCTTTTGAATATTTAGAGCTTAAATCAACCGAATCTGCCCATTTTGTAGAGAGCCAAACATTACCAATAGTGCCATCATCCTTCATCTCTTCAAAGCGACAATGAGCAGCTTTTTGCCTACGTACTAATTCGATTTTATTTTTATCATTACTTAAAACATATTCAGGGAACGCAATTGCAAAATATTCCAAATCAGTAATGCTTTCTTTATAGAACCTGGGCATTTGATTTGTTCTAAAAAACTTATAAATATTTGGGTATTGTCGTAAACTTACCTGTGTTAATTTTCGTTTACTATCTCCGTTTTTATCCTCTTCAAAAGTTTCTTTCATTAAAACAAAACCACCGCCATAATGAGCATCACGAACCACTTGTAAACCCGAAGTAGTAGGGCAGTTTTTCTTTACTGCAGCTAAAATTTCTTGAGGTAGATTATTTTTCTTACCCCATAAAGCAATATTTTTTTCTGCATCTGGTGTCTTTACTGAAACTTTAGTAACTTGATTAGAAGAATCTTTTTTATTGAATTTCACCACCGTCGTACCGTTGGCAATAATTCCAATATCTCCGTACATTTCCATCATTAATATTGCATTTTTTTTCCGTTAAACGTATCTATTAACCGAATATGGATTTTTTTAATATCTCCATTTTCGAGTTCTATATTTCGAGTTCTATTTTTAAAATGATTTGGTTTTTTTGAAAGTCTTTCTGCAGACTGAACAGCAATTAATAAAGATGCTTGTGATAGGTTTTTAACTTCTTTACCTACTAGTAATTTTGCTTTATCGTAGTACTTAAGCGAACCACCTTTTTTACTTTGCCTATTTAATGACCACACAGAAATAGAAAAAGGAAATGGGTTGCCATCCTTATCTTTTTTATTTATTTCCTGTAAAACTTCACGTAAAGAGATTACTTCCATACTGCTAAAGTATAGCGAGTCTAAAAGCTATGGTAGGACAAAAAAAAAGGGGTATTTAAAAATGATAAAAAGTATAAAAAACAACAGTATTCAATCGTTTTTAATAAAAAAATGAGCTATTTTAATGTAAAAAACATCAAAATCCAGCTCACTTTATCATTTTAAAAAAATCAACTAATTACACATCAGTAAGTTACGTGTTTTTTTTGACATCTTTTTTATCATTTAAAGAGTGTCGACTACGCCAGACCCTTAGAAAATTGACAATTGTCAAAAAATAAAAAACTTGGTAATATGAAAATCACCCCATATAGTCGGAAATAGACCAGGACTCACGTTCACCATCAAGCAGGTCATGGAACAGCTCCCATACAGGTATATCAAAGGCATCTGACAGGTGTGTTGTGTGCTCCTGCTTCATTGACGCATTACGTTCATCCTTCTTTAATTTTTGAATACCATTCTTACCTTCTGTTGCTTCTGCACGTTCTAATGAAATGATCAGGTTTTTATTATTGTGCTCATTGATCTCTATAGATGGGAACCTATTAGATGATCCTTTAAACATTAAGTTGTTCAACATATACTTTGCATTGTGAGAGGCTGCAGGTCTCCCTTTAGACTTATCCGACACCTTCCATCCTCGCTGTTTAAGGAAGTACTTTGCTTGGTCACCATAGGTCATATCTTTACCATCTTTCATACGCTGATTACCATCATGTCCATAGTATAGATGTACACGTTTAACCTCTAACGGCTCATAATAATCACAGAACTCATCAACAATATCTTCTAATGTTTTAGGGTAATAACAATGAAAAGAGCTTAACACTTTGTATCTGCTCTTTAAATTCTGACTTACTACTGCAGATAAGAACAGTCCCCAATCTAGCGATAGTATCAACGGTTTATCCTTTACAATATCATTGTCTTGTTTACAGTTAAGGTCTTTAAGTGTATAACCTCTGGTTATCCCCTCCAGGTAATCATTATCATAATCTGTATAAAGGTTCTTCTTATTGAATTGAGGATAAAAACCGTTCAGTATTTCAGTAGGTCTAATATTTAATATCTCAGCGTTATAGATTAGTTCTGATGGGCTTTCTTCCTTCATTTCATCAAACCATTCAGGACGTAAATTCCGCTTATTTACCAAAGAAGATGCTTTAATATAAGCGTACTTCTTCCAGTTCTTAAATACTTTATTTTTAATCTTTAATTCAATATCTGTAAACCAACGCCCCTTTTTAGTTAATGGCGTTGAAGAAACATAAATTTCACAACCTAACAGCGTCGCTTTAGGAAAACGTGCCGACTTCGCTCTATTGGTCGTCTTAACATTGTAAAACAGTTTATCAGGATCAAACAAGGCAGCTTCATCACCTAAAACACCATACGCATTCAAACCACGTCCCGAGTTAGGATTATCTAAGGAAACTAATTGAAAGATGGCACCGTTTGAGAAGTGTATTATATTATCCCATTTGTCGGGTGCCTGGATAGGTTCTGCAAATCCAAAACGTTTTCCATTTTTACCAACTACATAATCAACATCTTCATACAATCCTAAAACTGCCAAACCTTCTTTAGTACTCGGAAGCGTTCGGGCTAGTATTTGCTGATAGGTAGAACCAACCAAAGCAAATGATGCACCAGGCATTTGTTTCACCATCTTCTTCATAAAGAAAGCCAGAATAAAAGATTTCCCTGTACCACGTCCCCATTCTAAATAGATCTTCGTTTTCTTTAAAAGGGTTACAGCTAAAAATGCCACCATCTGGGCAGCATTTAGTATAATTTCTCTATATTTTTTATTCGTCTTCTTCTTCATTTTCTTCAATTATTTCATCAAAAGAAATATCCTCTATTGTTAATTTATTAAAATCAATCACCCCTTCTTCTAAGTGATTTACAATAACTTGCGATACTTCTTTTGGTATTATAAACTTGTCTGGTTTATTTTCTAATTTCTCAGGGTTAAAACCTAGCACTTCATCTTCTTCTCCTAACAATTCACGCATTTCTTTAAAATAAAAAGCGGCCGTTTTTGCATCTTTAGCTGTTTTGGCTTCGTTAAAATTTTGCTTTGCCATTTCAAACAACATCGCTTTTTGTCCTGCGATACTTGCTTTTAAAACTTTACCAAATAATGATTGAGATTCACGGATATACCGATACGCTTGCGCCTGTTTTATATCATAAGCTTGCATTAACATATTACGGGTAAAAGTGGGTGTATTACCTGATACTAAAGAGGTCCACGTTGCAAGTAACCGTTCGTTTACTTGTTGTTGTTTTTCCGTTAATTCTATTTCATCGGGAGCTTTGTAATGCAACCAAATTTTATCAAAAGTGCTGTCTTTTACACGTATTTTAGGATGTCTTTCTGGTAACATTTTTATGTTTTTTGGTTTGTTATAATTAAATTATTTAGCCTATCTATATCCAGTTTTAACTTGATTATATGGGCTTTTTTATCTCCTATTTTACGCTCGTACTTCTGCTTATCTGCTATTAAATTAGATTTCTTGTATTTGGAATTTAGTAACTGTAAACGCTCTTTTGCCCTGGTTAATGAGCTTCTTCTACTCATTCGAGTTAAAAGCAAATCGGTTTCACTCATTAGCGAAAAATCTTCGTTTTTTGTTTCTAAAATCCTTCCGTGCTCTTTATAATAATCGAGTAGCTCCCAAGTCTTTTCTATGCTATCAAATAGCTCTTCAATTTCAATACAGAAACCCAAAGCTTTGTCGTGTTCATGGGGTTTTAAGGCAGTTAATTGCAAGTGTAAACTTGTAGCTTTGTAGTAATTATCTTTTTGATCTCGATACGACTCGTGTAGTTCAAAAGGCAATTCTTTTAATAATACTTTACGGTAAACTTTTTCTTCAGAAATAAAGACAGGTGCTATTGGTAATTCTAAGCGTTTTTCAGCTTTTACCTCAATAGTCGCAGCTATATTTTTTTGAAGTTCATATCTAAGTTTTACAAAATTTGATTTGGTTTCTTTTTGTTTAAACTTTTTAAGTAAAAGCTTATTATGTTTAGAAAGTTGAGAATACAACAAGATGCCATCTTTGTAATTCCCTTTGTTTTCAATCCATTTCTTTATATCCATGCTGTAAAATTCAGCAGAGAAAACGGCTTAAAATAGGACATAAAAAAAGCCGTTCACATAGAACGGCTTTTATTAGTACACTATTAATTTTTCGGTTTAGGCCTAGGAGCAACAGGGGGAACAGGTGCAGAAAGGTCTGCCTGCATAACGATAGCACCTCTATAAATAGGAGCTTCAACTATATTTTTATCCATAAAGATAAAAGTACAACTGTTTTCTCCTTCATATTCTGGGGCAATCTTAGAAGCTCCTTCTGAATATGTTGCGGGGTATTTAGTATGTCCTAATTGACGATAAACGCCACTCCCTGCTTCACGTACCAAAACTAACAAAGGTCTTTTTCCTTTGTATAATCTTCTAGCCCCTAGAACTGCAGGATCTGTACCTTCAACAACAACAGTTACTTTGTTCTCAAAAGCTTGTTTTTGGTCTCCGATTAAATTACTTTCTAATCCATTTTTGTCTTGAATACCTCTAAGAAGCGTAAAACCAAAACCATCTTTAAAAACATGATCACCTGTAACAACTGCCAAAGAAGCCGTACTCAACACATTAGAACTATCTAAAGCAGGTACTTCTGCTATATTAGCTAAATAACTCATTGGAGCTACTAATATATCCAAGTGGCTTAAACCACCTGTTGGTTCTATACTAGTACCTCCAATTTCTTCAATTTTCATTTCCATAATTATTCTTTTAAAAGAGAATTAGAACCCGAAGCAATTAATGACATCATTGCTTCCTCATTTTCTACAATGGTTTCTTTAGTATATTTTTTTCCTTCATAAACATACTTTTCACCCACTAACTCATATTTTTCGATTTCTTTTCCTTCTGCATCTTTCACAGAATAAAGCACTTTCTCTGATGTTTTTTTTGACATTATAAAATTGTTTTTTATTAATAAAATATTACTTCCAAGTAGTTACGTAAACCAATTCGTCATATCCGAAACCTAAACCTTCCCACCAATCTAACATTAAGAAAACTTCACGTTTGCTTTCTTCTACTTTTGGTTTTTTCATACCGTTTACTTTACGGATATATAAAAAGTTATCTACTGGAGTAGCCCACATCATTGCTTCACCTGCCATAGACGGCAAACCAATTAACTCAACATTCGTAAAATCTACTGTTGGTTTTGATGCATCATAATTTACATCTGTACCATGTGTATTTCTTTTATCTCTATGGTACCAACGTAATATTTTAGGATCCATATAAACACGCATTTTAACTCCTTTATCTAATAATTCAGATAAACCTTCAACAAAATCTTCCACCCTGTCAAAAGCATTTGCTTTTGTAATAGCATCGGCTAAAACAATAGTATTCATGCTTCCAGTAATACCCGCTGAAATAATAGTTTTTAAACCATCCATTGTTTCTGCAGTTGTCGTTGCTGTTCCCGATGTTGGTGCTTTATACTCCCCTTTAAAATAAGCTTGGGTTTCTAAATCATTCGGAATAGCAGGTACAATTTCGTTTTCTAATAAATAACGTACAATCGGCCATTCCTTTCTTGCTTGCTCTTCTAAAGAGGCTAAAAAACCTAACCACGAACCTTTTACATCATCTGGATATAAAGCAAGGTCGATTTTTAAATTACGTAAACGAATTTCATTCGGCTCAAATTTAACCTCTCCTTTTGCTGTAAATTTCTTTTGAAATCCTTGTACAATTTCATTTAATTTAACATTGCTAAAACGATAAACATCTCCATTATGGATAATAGGCTTAGCATACATTGTTGTTACTGATTTTTGACGAACTGCAGATAATAATCTGCTTTCGTTTTGTCCTTCTGGTAAATAATAATCACCAAAAGCTTGTACTATATCTACTTTGTTTATTGACATTTTATTTTAATTTTTTAATTGTTTAATGCTGCTGTAATATCTAAGTTACCAACCATATTAGTAGGTGTATTTTTTGCATCTTTATTCGCCTCTACAGGTAACTTTGTAATTGCTCCTGATGCATTAGTAGCAAACTCATTACGTTGCTCATTTAACAGGTTGATTTTTTCGGTTAATGTATTCTCTGCTGTATATGCTATTTCTGCATTATCTAAAGCACTATTAATCGACGTATTTGCATCATTCGTTATCGCTGCTGCATCGCTAACTTGTGTTTCTAAATTAGAAACGTTAGTAGCCGCATTTGTTAATGCATCTTCTACTTTGTTTAATTCTGTTTCTTGTAAGAAAACACCGTTTTCGTTGCTTCCGAATCCTTCTTCGTACCCTAATACATTTTGAATTGCAGGCACTAAAATTTTTGTTTTACTCATTTTAATTGATGTGTTTTTTGGGGTATTTTTTTTATTTAGATTTTCTTTATTTAATTCAAAAACTTTAGACACAGCTAACTCTTTAGTCCCTAATTCATTAATCAAACCTAACTTTAAAGATTCATTCGCATTATAAGTTCCACCTGTTAAAACTTCTTTATTTAAAGAAGGTCGACAGCTTAAAACATCTTCATGAAAAGTGTCTGTTATAGGATCTAATTGATTTTTAATATATGATTCAGGGTTACCTTTTAGTAATTCTTCAAAATCTTTGTTCTTATCTGTCGATTTTGTCGCATATTCCGTAATAATAGTTGCTCCTTTCTTTTTTAAAATCCCACTAGAATCTATAAAACTGATCATAGTACCAATACTACCTATCGCATCCGCCCTTTTATTAGCTATTATATAATCTGTTGCTGAGGCTATATAATAAGCAGCACTACATAATAACCCGTCAGTATAAGTAACTGTTGGCTTAGGGTATTCTTTAATATAATCGTGAAACTCGGGAGTCCCAGAAACCTGACCTCCACCACTATCCATATCAAAGACAACACCTTTACAATTTTCATTGTTACGGTGCTGCTCCATTAATTGTTGTTTTGATTTTGTCCCTGAAGGTCCACAATTTTGACTATATTTATAGATAGGATTTTTAATCCCAACCATTAAAACGTATTCATTGTTATCCTCTAAAGGATTAAAACTAGACGCATTACTTAATGTTTTAGAAGAAATATCATATAAAAAAGACTCTTCTACTTTATCAACCTTTAATATTGGTTTACCTGCCAATAATAAAGATAAAGAAGGTAATAATGATTGGCCATATGATTGATCTATAAACCATTTTCCGTTTAGTAGAGAGTGTAAGTTGTTTATGCTCATTATGATTGTATTATTCTTAATTTGAACAATACAAACATACTTTAGGCAAATACGCTAAAATAGGACAGTTTTATAAAGGCTATAAAAACACAGGCTTTTGCAGGGTTTTACCTGATATTTTAACCTTGAATTTGTGGGTAGTTTCTACTTTCTTACTTCCTTGAAATGAATACGTTATTTCTAATGGAGAAGTTTTGCTTCCGAAGATTATAGCGTCCCCGTTATGTTGGTTTACTTTAACGATTGCTTTTTCGTTCATCAATTCATTAAAAACATTGTCAATTGCTTTATTAGGATAAGTAACATCATAACCTGCATTAATTAAATATTCAAAACCTGCAGGTGTTTTTTTAGGTTTTGACTTAATATGTATCGTTTCAAAAACAGGTAAAATTTCTACAATGTTAGCGGTGTTTTTTATGTACGTGAAATCTGAAGAATTACTATTCGTTAAAATTAACGGACAATTTAAAATACTAGATATCGGTATAATTTCAATACTATAAAAACCTCCAAAAATCTCTTTATTTAATAACGTAAACACACTCATAGTGACAAAAATATTTTTTAAGTAAAAAGGGTATTAATAAGCCCTTTGTTTATAAGGACTATACAGTAGTAATTTTCTTTCTTTTTTTTCTGTCACTAGAATAAGAAGGCTTAAGCTGACTTCTATAAATACCTCGATATAAACTATCTAAATTCAAATCATCTTCGGTAATATTGTAATATCTTAAAAACGATTTTAAAGAATCAGTGATCGTTGCTTTATTTGTAAAAGACAATTTTTGACTATTAATTTTAACGAAATCATGCAAAGCGTCTTTAAATAATTTTGCACACTTGTTTTCAAACTTATCAAAATCAGTATATTTTATAAAGTGACCATACGTAGTACAAATTGAATACGGTATAATAAAAGTAACGTATGTAGTATACTTTCTTGGTGGTGGCTTGCAATAATCCTTTGTCAGTAATTCAACCAATTCTAACCCGACCCAAGTACGCCTTGATGCTTTGTGAGATTCTCCAAATTTCTTTTTCAGGAATTTCACCAAATAAGGCTTAAGAGGAACTATAAGCGTTACTGGATCTGTGGTTATTATTGTTTTTACTGCCATATATTCAAGGTTAAAAAATTAAGAAAAAAGATATCATCTAGCTTTTTCTGTTAAATTCTACTCAAAGATATTTTTTAATAAAAATATACAAAAGGACATTAAAAAAAAAGCTAATTACCTAATAAATACACTTACCAACAGCTCTTTAATGCATAAATTATTTCTACAAAAATTAAAAGAGAATGAAGATATTTCTCAATTTCCTGAATTAAATGAAAAAAAAAGGTTGTTGTACTGTTGTACCCTTATTTTTTTACCAAAAGAGTTCAACAGTACAACAAAACACATAAGTAACTAATTATCAACACTATTCTTTGTTGAACTACCTCAAAAAAGTGTTGGAATTTGTTGAACGACACCCCTTTTTGTTGGAACGGTATTTTTACCGTTCAACAAGTTACAACAAAAAAACATTAATATTTAATAGAAAAAACAAACATAAACTACTGAATATTAAACATATACTATAAATAAAATCTATATTGTTGGAACTGTTGAACTGTTGACCGCCAAACCTTTCACTTTTCTAGCCTAAAAATTTTTTTTAATTAGGGGTTGAGGGGATTAAATGCAAAACGCCCAGAAGAACGAATCTTCTGGGCGTTTTTTTGGTACTACGTTTCAACAATTCAACTATAAAGCGAGGGTAATTAAATTGATACCCCTACACAAAATCCAATTATTAGAAGAAAAATTATTATTAAAATTAATCTTGTGTTAGATTCGTTACTAGTTCTAATCCCTGTTACTGGGTCTCCCATTATTTCACAATAATGAATTGGATCATGCTCTTTTAGGTGTTTTATATATTTTTTATTCATAGTAATGTCAGTTAATTTATAAACCTCCAACTTTCTTCTTTTTCATTTTCCCATTCTGTCTCATAAAAATACATACAACCATAAAGAGCTTCCTGCTTCTCCTTTTTTTTATCGTAATCTTCTATATTTTCAACTATCTCTTCCGGGCTAATAGATATAAAACCTTTATTATTTTCATGTCTTTTCCACTCTTCTTTTGCTTCGTTAATTCCGTACATTTTTTTTATTTTTTTGTTTCAATCACTTTTTAAGGCGGATTGATTAACCTACAGTTAATTTATTTGTTAATAAGATTGGTAAACAACCTTTAATATTCATTCTTTAATTACTTTATCTTTAAACTTGAAAATTTTACACATGAAAAAAATTAAAAAGAAAAAGAAAATTTGGGTTAAGAGGTTATATTTAGACAGAGGTCAATATGATTATTTTAAAATTGACTCTGACCAAGCAAATGCTGTAATGAGAGCCGAAAAACAAAACCCAAATCCAAATTTTAAAATCATAAAACCTGAATGGTATATCCTATTACTAAAAAAAACAATTGATTTTTTAAATTTAAAAATTGTATCAAGCTCTTTAAACAGAATTATTTTCATAATAATTGGTTTTATTTTAAAATGGCTTTGGGATAAATACATCTCTTAATCTACTGTTAAATAAAATCACCTACTCTTACATTCATCACTTCGACTTTCATATATTCTTTTGAATAAGATTCTTTATGTTCCTTAATAAAATCTTGTAGACTATCGTTGTTGTGAATTGACCCTGAAACTGTCATTGGAGCAAATGCTTTGTTTTCGGTAATAAAACACCTGTAATCAACTTCAATCTCTAATTCCACACTTAGACTATTATCTTCTATATTAATTTCTAACTCTTTTGGTACTTCTGTCATTTCGTATCGTTTTTACTACAATTTGTTTAGTTTTTGATTTTGTCTAATACATGAGAATATTTACTCTTCTCAATCCATTCTCTGAGTTGTTCTGATGGATTAAAAATAGTTCCAACTAAACTCATCGCTTCTTTTATTGAAATTCTCTCAAACCTATTAGACCATTTATATTTCAAATAAAATACAGGTCGATAAATCCATGTTCTTGTATCATAATCATATCGAACAGATTTCCAATCTTGTTTAGCTTCTTTAAGATCTTCCCAGGTCCATATTTTTGTATCCATTTTATTACAGTTATTTAAACACCTTCTTTTGTGTAAAATATTGTTTCATAAACATCATCTGTAGAAACAGGAGATAACCAACCATGTTTATCTTGATTAAATTCTTCATAGTTCCAAAAGAAATGTTTAGCCTCCTCAACTTTGAATTTTGAAATCCCTGTTAATTTTGAAACAATAAGACTAGCTTCTTCTAATAGTAAATTGTGGTTTTCTTCTTCAGGATATTCTAACCACATTTTTCTATGTGCTTTTACTTGCTCCCCATTTACTTCTGCTGTTACTTCTAAATAATATTCCATTTAATTTATTTTACGTTGTTAATATTCGTTTTACTACTGTTTTAGTGATTTACTATATTTGTTTTATTAATTAATAATTCATGCTTATATATCTAATAATTGCTTACCTTATATTTCTTTTCGTTAGGTTTATTTACAGAGTAATAAGAGCCGACGAAAAAGAAATTAAACAAATCATAGATGATTTGGATAATGATGATTTTGATGTTATTTAACTACAGGTTTAATGATAATCTTCTCTATAGAACTCAGTCTCTATTTTTGCTTCATCAATAATAACAGTTACATTATTAGCATATAGCTGGAATAAATAAGCATCAAATCCATTCAATGGTGCTATGGTAAATGGAGAAAAGTCGTCTCCATCACTTTTTACAGTATATATTTTATCATCATGCAATCCAATTACATTGTCACACTCCCAATATTCTTTATTCTCATCTTTATCAAAATAAATTCTAGTAAAACTTCTTTCTTTACTTATATGAAACGAAAGCTCACCATGTTGATCTTCCATATCTCCATCGTAAGATTTATCTAGTGATTCAATATATCGAGCAACTATTTCACTTAAAGTGAATTCTTTCCTATCCAATACTCCTGTAACTTTATTAATAGCACTTGTAATATTGCTTTTAGCTACTTCTATTGCAGTATTATTAAGATTATCTTCAATAACTTTCGAAATAGCCAAATTGTACCTAGAAACATTTATTTGTTCTAAAGGCAATTCTAGTTTTGATTTTACAGCTTCTTCTACTGCTTTTTTACCTTCTCCGTTCCAACTAAAAACATCATCAATAATACTATCAATACATTTTGTAGTGTGTTTAGTTACGATTTCTTCAAGCTTTCCGTTATCAGCTATTTCTTGTACTTTGTTTGATATTAATTTTACTATATCCATTTCGTTTGCGTTTTTGCGTTAATTTTTGCGTTTTGATTCGTAGCTCAATAGCTACAGGTTTACTTTATTTTGTTTTTTCTTTTCGTATAAAATTTGCTGTGTAATTTTCTCATTGATTCCACTACCCAATCTTTTTCATTGTTTATTCCATAGACAACTGATAAACTATCATAATCTGTGTCTCCAAAAGTACAACCCGCTCTACCTGAATCATGATTTTCGCAACATCTCCTAATGCTTAAAAGCACATGATGGAAATGATCTCTTTCTTCGATTAAATCTTGAATAGCTTCTACGCTACCGTATTTCTTTATTAATTCTTCCATTTTATCTACAATTAGTTTGTTATTTGTTTATTTTTATCGAATTCACTTTCAGTTATCCAGCAACTTTTAAACCTTCCCTCGACAGTATAAATACCTTCTTTATCAACATCATCACCATCTTCTAAATAGATATTAGATAACTCAACTAATCCACTACCTTCAACTGGGTATCCCATCGCTTTACATTCTTCAGGTGCTTCACTCCAGAGTTTCTTTCCTGTTTCAACATCAATTAATGCATAATGACTTAAAGCTCCATTATCTGCGTGAACTTCTATTATTTGTGGTTTTTTCATATCTCTTTTATTACTGTTTAAATGTTTTTACTGCATTTGAAGTAAGACGACTATGATATCTACCCAATGCATATATTTTAAAGGACACACGGTTGCTTAGATTTCTTAATTTGTCATAATTTGAATCATCCCATTTCATCTTTACTTTCTTGCAGAAAATATTATGGTGTAATTTTACAAGCCTATTTGAATATCTTTGTGCCCATATAGATTTCTTTTCAATTTCTTTTAAAATTATTAGTCCTTTGTTGTTCATAAT